GTCCAGTTAATTAGAGGGTTCACACCCCATAATACACCAGATCGAAGGATTTGCCGGGTTAAGGTTTCTGCATCTTTTTGCATGTCAGCCTTGGCGCAAAATACAGCCAGTGGTTTCCACATGGTGATTTTGAACCATGGAAGTTCAACGTTAAAGATTTCCTTCACGAGTCTATGCTCGAAGAACTTAGCTTTTCCTTTGGTTACTAAACCAGGGAGAGCAAGTCTTATTTTAGTTACATCGGCGTCAATTAAGATCGCACGAGCTAACCGGAAAACCCTATCCTTAGCTACTTTCGTAGCATCCAGGAAAGATTTCCCTGAAATAAGTGCCCTAAGGGCATCTTCAAGTGTAATAACACCTTTATTAGCCATCATAGTCCAAAGGGCTAGATAGCTAGGGGTAATATTACCGACTTTGTGTCGGGACTGAGCTAAAGATCGCTCCAACCACGGTATTATCCGGGTTGTTACTACTCTCCGTGAAAGGAGGTAGTGAGCAATATTAACTCGTCCCATAAGGGAATTCCCTGACATGAACATTTTCCATGATAGGGCGGAAACGTTTTTACCACGTAACGACGTTACCTTGGCAAACTCTGTAGCCGGGATTGTCGCAACAACGGACTTCGTCACGTTGATTGGCACTCCTATCTCGTCCATAAGGGCAAGATATTCGGTGGCAACACGCTCCTCAAAAAGGATGATGTCGTCACCTAACAGCTCATAGTTGTCATACCAGTCAAATCCGAAAGGAATTTGAAATGGTACCCCATTAGCCCGTCTATAAGCGAGTTGAACAATGAAGTGGTGAGTAACCGCTAACATTGCCCAACTTGAGAGGGCCCCCATAGGTTGTCCGGTAGAATACCGAAGAACCACATAGGGACGACCTTTCAGATCGTACTGTACAGGAGCCGTGAACCCACCACCTACTTCGTAGGTAGCAGGGACAGGATCACCGTACAGTGCGGCCCGTTTAAGAGACGAGCTCAGCACGTCATCTGGCAAGTACAAGAAGTAATCTCTATCTACAAGTAGAGAGGCCCAATGGTCTCCTAATGTAGGTAACAAGAGATTCAACACAATCTTTTGCAACTCAATAGGTAATCTATCAGTTGCCGCGGTTAAATCATACCCATAGGATCTTCCAGCCAAGAGAGATTTCTCTCGAGCTCTCATTTCTGAGGCTTCCTGGTTGAAAGTTCCATCATTGGGTAACGATTTAAGGAAGTTGAACAACATGTCATGCACTGGTTTCAGTGCTGTCTGTGTCCAAATATCCACGAGGGCAAACACCCGTCGTTTTCCCGCTGCCTCTTCCTTAATAGAAAGTTTACCGGCGAATCGTCCTTTCGGATCGATACAATCGGTATCCTTAAATATTCCATCTTCTGCCCCACGGGTAGGAGTGGTCTCCAGCGGATCTCTCTTCGAGAGAACCACTAGAGATTGGAAAAGACTGAGCAATGTAGATTGACCTAAAAGAGTCAAGATTGCCTCCAATGGTTTGTTAAGTCCCAGTAAAGACAATAATTTAGGGTTAGAACCGATCCCCAGCCAGCTCACTTTGTGAGTTGGACTGGCTGTTTCAAGAAACAGCAATCGGGCCTCACGGAACATTTTCCGAGTGTTGAACATTGACTTCATTGATCCCTGTCTTAAAAAGCAGGTGAACTGTGAAGCTATATTCGCCATATCAGAAGCCGTAACCGTTGAGGGTTGAACAATAGTGTACAACTTAAGGGTCCCCGGTATTTCGATCACTCGATATACCGCGAACAGAGTATTCCACCATCGTATGATGGAAGGAGACTCCGCAGCGATCAACTTACGATCTCTCGAAGAGATTATCGTAGGAAGACCGTTACCTTTAAGCCGTGACTTGATGACAGTTGAATCCAACTGTCTCAAATTGTCAACTCTATCTCTAGCGATTGATTTTTGCAATGCTAGTTGAGCAGCCTTTAGGAAACTAACAGTTTGAACTGGTCCATGCAGTTTATACATTCTGTACACGTAGTTACAGAATCGATACAATTGTATTAACCGTCGGGTAAATTTTACTCGATTCGGGAAGGAGAACGAGAGAACTCGCCATCCAAACACCGAAGCCAAGTCTGCTAGTCCAGGGAACCGGTAAAGAATCTCAGATTTACCCTTCCGTTCTATAACTTTCGTTTCTAGACCGGTAAGGTGTATATCTTTGATATATTTACCTGATTTCCATTTTCCAGCAAGGCTGATCATTGACCCGTTTTCTACAATAGAAGCGAATAAACCTGTAACCCGTCGAGTGCTTATGTTGAATGTGTTA